CGCCCACTCGCACCACAACGAGTCTCGGAACAGGACCGGCAGATTCGTTCGTTCGAGTCAACCCAGTTCGTCGGTCATGTCTCGGACCAACTGAAGTTCAATCGCAACGGAGACATGATCATCACGATCCAAGTTCCGTACCAGTTCAAGCATCTCGCACTCCCGTTAGCGGATGCATTCGGGCTCCCGCTCTCCATCGACGTACAGTTATGGGAACCGTATGTGGAAGCGACCGGTGAATAGTGGCGTATTGTCCATTCTGCGGACAACTCTGGCTTGTTCGCACAGGGCAGAAAGTCAAGCATGCGGTACTTGGCAGATCACGGAACGAAGTAGACCTTCCACCCGACATAGCATGTCCTGATTGCGAGAAGCACTATGGCGGATAGCCCGTCCTACATCCAGGAATCAAACGAACTCGTATCTCTCGCGCTCGATCAAGCGAAACTGATCCTTCGCTTCGGTCCATCCCAACAGAAGATTCAGGTGATTCGTTCTGTGCTCGGGGTCATTGCGCGGCAAGCAGCAGCCGGACAGGACGCAACCGCGGCAGAGATGCGCGCGAAGATGGAGACACTTCTGTCCTCCATGCGGAACGTTCCGATGCTGGACAAGGTTGTGACTGATGAGGAGATCATCGACGTGGAAGTTGTCGATGAGTAATGCTCGACCTCAAACCGCTCCTCAAGACGCTCACAATCAAGACGAAAGACCTTGAGTTCCGGCCGCTCGATCTTGATTACATCCATCCCGAGTACGGGGATTTCGGTTGGGCGCAACGCGAGTTCGTCTCAACTATTGAGCGCACCTACAATCAAGGCAAGCCAGTCCGAATCATCACGCTCAAAGCGCGCCAACTCGGCATCTCAACAGTAACCGAAGGTGTCTTGTTCTGGTGGGGGTTCCTGCACCACGGAACCAACGGACTCGTCATGGCACACGAGGCCACACCGTCTGCCGAACTCTTCGAGATGACGAAGCTCTACTGGGATAGATGGGAGTTCCGTGACGCCTATACACTTCAGTCTCAAACGAAACAGAATCTGCATTGGGCAGAGACACGATCCCGACTCCGTATCGCGACAGCCCGCAATATCCAGAGCGGACGCGGTTCAACTCTTCACGCAGTTCACGCATCTGAAGTTGCTTTCTATCCTGACCCGGAAACCCTTATGCTTGGGTTGTCGCAGACGATTCCGCAGAGACACGGTACGATTGTCGTACTTGAATCCACGGCTAACGGAGTTGGTAACTGGTTCTACGACGAGTGGCAGGCAGCCGAAGAAGGGGAGTCCGACTATATCCCTCTCTTCTTCCCATGGTACAAGCATCCTGAGTACAAGCTCCACACCACTCTCACCGTCAAATCGGAACTGATACCAGAAGAGAGAGTCCTACTTCGGCTCGGTGCATCGTTCGAGAACCTCGCATGGCGGAGATGGGCGGTCACAAACCTTGCGCGAGGTGACATCCAACGGTTCATGCAGGAGTATCCGTCCACTCCCGAAGAAGCATTCATCACTACTGGACGCCCGATCTTCTCGCACATCCATCTCAAGAAAGCATTTGACGAACTACCGGGGATTGTTGGACGGTTCCATGAGACTGTGCGTAAGCGTGTCGAGTTCGTCGTGGACGGAACAGGTCCGTGGACGATCTTCAAGAAGCCTCGCGCGAACGATGCACGGTGGGATCGTTACTTCGCTTCCGGTGATCCTTCCGAAACAGTCTCGGGTGATCCGGCGTGTGTCCAAATCTTCAACCGGCAGACTCTTGAACAGGTCGCGGTCTACCATAATCGCGTAAACCCGATGCACTTCGCGGACGAAATGATGCTCGCAGGGAAGTACTACAACGAGTGCATGTTGTGTCCCGAGGTTGAAGGGGGAGGGCAGGCAACCGTTGCACGTATTCTCACGCGTGGCTATCCTAATGTGTGGCTCGATAAGCGTCCTGATCGTGTCAAGGGGTCTTTCAACGTTTATGGTTGGAGCACTAACTACAATCGTAAACGGTGGGCGATAGGCACATTACAACGGACGCTCCTTGACGGATCGTTGACCCTTCACGATCGCAAGACTTACAATCAGCTTCGGAACTATGTCGAGGACGAATCGGGGTATTGGGGGAATGCTGACCGGGAAGTCCACGACGATGCGGTCATGGCGCTCGCCATCGGAGTGTGCGCCTCGGAGCAGGAAGGACCGTTCACTGCTGATCCTCCCGCGCGCTCACCGATCCACGATCTCTATGCGCAAGAGTTCGACATAGCATGACGACCTACTCGTACCGATGTCGGACATGCGGAGCCCGGTTTGATTCAAACACTCGTTCTCTCACGTCCTGTCCCAGTTGTCTCGGGCGGAACATTGTACGGGACTACTCATCCGTACAGATCGGTGTGTCTGCCTTCAAACCGCACTTCAATCATGCGGTCGGAGCGTACGTGTCAACTTCGCGCGAGTTCGATGACATGCTCAAACTCCGCTCCGAAGAGAACGGGTCCCAAATCACACGAATCGATCCGGGCGAAGTTGAGCCTATTCGCTCCCACGACGACATTCTCGACACGCAAGCACGCACTATTCACGATCGCGGAATCAATCCTTCATCACTAACGGAGTAGCCAATGACTGAAACACAAGGTTGGATTCTGGTAGTCGAGGTCGGTATCATTGCTCTTTCGTACCTACTCGGACTTGTTCGTGCGCGGCCGTAATGCCGTTCCAATCCGAAGATCAGCGTCGGTTCATGTGGGCCAATCATCCCGACATCGCAGAGAAGTGGGCGCACGGCCAGCACTCAACCAAGAACGGCCCGCATCGCATGCCGAAACGATCCACGAAACGGTCCTCGCGTAAGTCGTCCCGCTGATGCCCGTCAACTTCAAGGGCACCCCCAATCCTCGCGGGCTCGCATCACAGGTATGGGCGAAGCTTTCGGGTTCCCCGGATGATGCCAACTGGGTTGATTCGGGTTCGTCGCCGGGTCCTCCGGGTCCTACCGGTCCCACCGGCCCACAAGGTCCGGTGGGACTGACCGGTCCAATCGGTCCTACCGGGCTCACCGGTTCCACAGGGTCAACCGGTTCTACAGGGGCAACGGGTGCTCCGGGAACGAACGGCACCAACGGGGCTCCGGGAGCAACCGGTGCAACCGGACCTGCCGGTATCCAAGGTCCGATCGGACTCACCGGTCCTATCGGGCTCACCGGTCTCCAAGGTCCAACCGGTCCTCAAGGTCCGCCCGGTCCCGGTGGTGGAGGCGGCACATCCGGCATCGACAGCATCACCGACTTCAACGCGGTCTACGGTCCCAATGTTCTCAATGCAGACTACGAGTTCGGTGCTGTCTCATCTTCGCTTCCTGCCGGTTGGTCATGGGTGAATCAGGGAGCAGCGACGTACGCTGAACAGTTAGGTGGCGGGTCGATCTCAATGGCCTCTACCGCGAACGGAGACATTCGTGCTCTCGTTCAATCCATTCCGTCTGCGTCATCGTTCGGTATATATGCGAAGATGGACCTTGCGTTTCTCAGACAAGCGGTAGGACCAGGCGCAGGTGGCGGAATCCTTCTCCGCGAATCATCCTCTGGAAAGCTCTTCACTCACTTCCACTACATCAACGACGGTGTTGCTGACTGGCAGGACTACATTGATACATGGAATAGTCCGTCATCACATGCAAGCAACTTCCAGCAGGTCAAGTCTGGATTCACTTCCGTCCCATTCTACATGCTCATTGTGAAGAACTCTCCTACATCGTGGGACTGTTTCTTCAGTAACGGGTTCCAGTGGGTGAGGTTCGCTACTGCAATCAATGTTGGAGCGTTTATGACTCCTGACCAAGTAGGGTTTGGCGGACGCTTCGGAAACAACGCTGACTGCTCCATCGCTATCGAATGGATAAGGTGCCGGTAATGTCGAATACCCAAACGCTCGGGCTCACAGAGTTCATGCCGCGCAAAGAACCTGATCTCAACACGGTCAACGAGCTACGTAATCTCTTCCTCATCGCGCGAGATGAGAAGCGGAACCGGTACGACACTTGGATGCGGAACTACCGTCTCGTCAACAACCGTATCGGTGGGACGGTCTCGAACTGGATGCCCGCACCGCGAGACTCGGAAATCTTTCCCGGTCTTTCCTCTTGGGTCGCATGGATGACCGATCAGGAAATCGACATTGATCTCATCCCTTCTGCGGACCCGAACTCGCAACTCTTCTCCTACGTCTCGAAGATCGCAGACGACCTCAACGATGTTCTCTACACGACATGGGAAGTAGAGGACTATGACTCCCAAATCAAGCTCGCACTGTGGGATGCGGCGATGTACGGAACCGGTATCTACAAGTGCATTTGGGACAATCAACTGTCCGATGGTTACGGTAATGCTACCCTTCGTCGTGTCGATCCATGGGCCTTCTACATCGACCCTACTGCGACATCCCTCAAGGATGCAGAATACATGGTGGAGGTACGTCGCGTATCCCTAGATGAAATCCAGCGTCGGTTCCCTGACACATGGGAGCGGGTCGTTGCATCCACCTCAGCAACAGACGGGTACGACGAGAAGCCGAAGATTTACGGAGCTACCGACAATCGTGTCAAGACGAACCCCGGACAAATCCCCATGTCGGGCTCATGGCCTGGCTCGTCTCCGGGTGTCGGTACGTTCGGTGGCAAGTCACGCGACCGTCGTCTCTACAAGCCGAATCCGGGTTATGTCCTGTACGAGTTCTGGATCAAGATAAACAACGAGTCCGAAGAGGATTGGCCGGACTTCGGAGATGAGGAAGATGACCAGACTCCCGAGTATGCGGATAATCACATCGAGTCAGAATGGCGATTCGTCGCCATGTGCAACGGTCGTATCCTTCTCGATGTTCCCTGCTCTGATATGTGGTCTCACGGTCTCCATCCGTACGAGGACTTCCGTATAGACGACATCGGGGAGTTCTACGGGGTTGCTCTCGTAGACCATCTCGCGCATCCGCAAATCTACATCAACCGTCTCCTCACGGCCCTCCAGCACAACGCGGAACTCACTGGGAACCCGATCTTCATTGAGCCCGCGAACTCGGGTCTCAATCGGGTCAACATCATCAACCGTCCGGGGCAACGTCTTACTGTCTCTGGTCCGGGTGCGATGCAGAACCGGCCCGACTGGCTGACTCCTCCCGCGATGCCGCAACAAGTCATGGACCTCGTTCAGTTCTGGATCAGTCGTATCGAGAACACCATGTCTCTCTCGGCTCTTCAGAAGGGAATCACTCCCACTCAACGCAATGCCGAAGGTTCGCTCAACATGGTCCAAGAGGCCGCGTTCGTTCGTGTGCGCGCAGCCATCTCGAATCTCCAGCAATGCCTTCAGCGTTGTGTTGTGAAGCTCGCGGACCTCATCGTGGACAACTACACCACCCCGCGAATCATGGCAATCATCGGTGAGGATGGGGAACTGATCTCGAAGTCACTCGCAGGGCAGCATTTCTATGTCCCGTCCGCGAACGGTTCTGTCCCGCTCCAGTACGTCATTCGTATCGAGGCCGGTGCTGGTGGGCCGACCTCTCGTGCTGCTCGCATGGCTGAGTCCGACAAGCTGTACGGCATGGGTGCGGTTGATGACCAGTACGTGCTCCAGAAGCATCGTGTGCGGAACCCAACCAAAGTGCTCGATCGGCTCTACGAGAAGCGTCAGAAGGGGCTCGTTGGTACGCCTGGTGGCGGAGCTAAGGGGAAGAAGTAACCTTACACGCCCTATTCCTTGACGGCTCTAGCTCTGGCTGTGAGGATCGCTCTATGCCCGGTCCTACGCCCCGTCCCGATGGATGGGAAGGTGGTTCCGAGGACTTCGCTTTCCTCCGAACCTTCGACGGTCACATTGCTGTGGACCTCTTCGGGACCGGTGATGAAGCTGAGGGCGGTCGCTTCGGGCATCGCAACGCGCGCAAGAACTTCGAGGGCGCGGACCTCTCGGGCGAATACGACCCGACGCAGGACGGCTAAGGAGCCGCGTAGACGTGAAGGGGGGTGGCGCGAATGGCACGTCGTGGACGTAAGCACGGTCGGCACGGTCGGAAGTAGTTCCATCCGTTGCCACCAAACCCTGTTGACGAGGGGAAGGTCCGTCCACTATCCGGTCCTTCCCCTCAGTCACATACACACCAAGGACTCAGATGCCCGCTAGCCAAGGCAAGCTTACGCGAGGGTCATACATTCCTGGCGCTCGCAAAGGAAAGCGTTCAAGTCGGAAGGGTCGTTCCTGATGCCAACACCGCCACACATCACCAAGGCTCGCGGGGGATTCGTTCCGGGGATGGGACGCAAAGGTCGTCACGGTGATCGCAAGAAGCACCGTTCAACGAGAGGATGATTCATGGCCGACAAGGTTGGTAACGATCAAGGGAAGCGCGGAACGAACCAGTTCATGCGTCAGGGTCACACGTCGCACATCTTCGGCAACAATCCTTCGATCGACGCGAAGGGCTCGATCACGGCTCCCCCGAAAGACCTCAAGGCGTAATACGTGCCGGGTCCGTCAGGTTCGCAGAAGTCAGTCGTTGATGCGCTGACCAACACGTATAGCGATGTCGCGAAGATGATGTTGCTTCCTGATGCCCAATCACACATGAAGTTCCTTCAGGGTCTCCAACAGGGAATCATGCAGTACATCCAGATGCAGGCGCGTGCCACAACGCAGCCGCAGCCTGGAGGTGGCCTTGCAGGGATGGGTGGACCGGGTGGTGGAGTGGGCGCACCTCAACCTCCCGGTCCATCTCCTATGGGGGGCGGAATGGGAGCGCCCATGCAGACCGCTCCCGGTGGAGGTGCCGGTATGACCGGTCTCATGGGTGCTGCCCAACAAATCCCTCCTGATGTCATGAAACAACTCGCGGGAGGTGGTGGTCAGTAATGTCGTTCTACGATCCTCAGGAACATGGTGGTGTCACCGACGAGGAACTCCAGAAGTTCTTCGATGACAACCCCGGACTCCGACCCCTATCGCCAGTGGGCGAGGGTGATTCGGGGTCGGGTGAGGGTGATGACTCTGGAGCACCTCCCGCACCTGACTCTGAGCCCGAGACTTCCCCCACTCCCCCCACCACTCCTGCTCCCGATCCTGACGGGGTTCCCGCACCGTCAGAGGCGGAACCGGATGTCCCCTCCTCGGCGTCGTCCGGTTCCGACTTCTTGGAGATCGATGGTACTCCCATTCCTCGATCTCAACTCGAAGCTGCTGCACGGTTCAATCGGCACCTTTCCAATGATGCAGGACTCCAGCAGGTCATTCGTAACTACCTGACCGGAGAAGGGGCAGTCGCACCGGAAGGTCGTAGCGTCCCTTCCGGTGCGCCGCCCGCTCCGGTTGCCCCGGTCATGCCCGAAGGTCTCGACCTTGAGGACCCCTCAATCCGGGCTCTCTATTCGGTCATCCAGCAGCAGAACGAACGCTTCGATCAACTCTCTCGTGGTCTCCAAGTCACGAGTACCCAACAGGCTCATTCGCAGCAGCAGCAGTACCAGGCTCAGTACAACGAGGCTGCTGAATCGTTCGCGAAGGACCATGACCTCTCTCCTGATGAGGTTCAGCAACTCGGGAACATCGGTGCGCGCATGAACAACATCGGTGCGTTCATGCAGGAGTTCGATCCGATTACCGGTGTGCCTCGCAAGCCGAACATGATTCAGGCGTACAAGCAGGCTCTGGAGCAGGTGTACTACATGGTCCCTGAATACCGGGATCGTGAGTTCCGTAAGTCCGTTGAGACGATGCAGGAACGTTCCAAGAAGCAGAAGCTTCTCGGTGCAGTTGGGGGCTCATCCGGGTCGGTATCCCGTACCCAAACTCCTGCTCCTCCGGGCTCGCGTGAATCGAAGAACGACATGATTCGTGAAGTCGCATCCATGATGTCCGGCGAGTGGTCGGAACCCTCGGCCGCTAACTAGCAAAGGAATAGCTGATGGCTACCCCTATCGGGACGAACGAGATCAACTCGATCAGCCGCCGGTACATCTACCCGACTCTGGTAGACAACGTGTACCGCTCGAACCTGATGTTCTTCCGCCTCAACGCGCGGATGAAGAAGGTTCTCCAAGGTGGGCTTCAGATCGAAGTTCCTCTCGTGTACGCGCGGTTCGCTGCTGGTGGGTTCTACCAGGGGTTCGATCTTCTCGATGTCTCTCCCTCGGACACCGTGAAGAACGCGGCGTACGACTGGAAGCAGGCATACGTGCCGGTCTCAGTCGATGGTTTGACCCTCATCCGGGCCGACTCTCCCGAAGCGATCGTCAACTTCCTCTCGTTCTACTTCGAGCAGGCGCAGACGGAACTCGCAGAGATTCTCGGAGCGGGTATCTGGTCTACAGCCAACGCCACCAAGTCAGTCGATGCCATCCCGACTGCCGTTGATGACGGGACTCTCGCGGCTACATACGGCGGACTGTCGCGGGCCTCGAACCCATTCTGGAAGGGCAATCTCACCGCAATCACCCCTCCGCTCTCTCTCGCGACGATGCAGACGATGTTCGGTACGACCACTGAAGGTGGACGGCATCCGACAATCATCGTCACCACGCAGGCTGTCTACAACCTGTACTGGGCTCTCAGCACCGGTGGTCAGGCGTTCCCGGTTCAGCCCGGTGGTCACGATGAGCAACTCGCGCAGAACGGGTTCACGAACCTGATCTTCAACGGTGTCCCCGTCGCAGTCGATTCCCATGTTCCGGCCTCGCAGATGTTCTTCTTGAACGAGGACTACATGTACCTGTACGTGAATCCTCGTGCGGACTTCAACATGAAGGAGTTCCGCGAGCCGGTCAATCAGGACGCGATGACCTCTCTGATCCTGTGGGCGGGCGATGTCTGCTTCTCGAATCTCCAGCGCCAGGGCAAGCTCACCGGCGTAACTTCCTGAAAGGAATCTGATGCCTGACAAGCAGATAAGCAATCCTGGTGGACTGTACGGTCTGACAGCAGACCCGAACCCCATTTCGATTGATGTCGTCAACAACTCGGGTGGCACACTCCTTCCCGGTGACCTCGTGTGCTTCACGACGGATGTGACCGGTGTGCTCGCCACGACGACCACGACTGCATCCGATACCTCGGTGTGGGGTGTTGTCGCAGCCAAGGTTCCGTCTGATTCGCTCAACACACAGTCGGCAACCGGTCCTGGTCTCCCGTACGCATCCGGTGCTGTCATGCCAATCATCATCAAGGGTCATGCGCGAATCAACATCGCAGCCAACACGGTCGCTGCCGGTGGGAACCTGTCGTCCTCGACAGCAGCGAAGGTTGCTGCTACGGCTGCTGCAGCCGGTTCGGTCGGAGCCCTCCAAGGGCTCGTCGGTTCGTTCATCGCCATCGCGCTCGAATCACAGGCCGCGAAGGATGCCAACAACACGATCCGCGCATACATCAGCAAGATGTAGGAGAGAGTTCTCTCATGGTTTCCATCGGTGACTTCGTGAAGGTCACATACTCAGGTCGGAATGTGCCGAAGCGCGACAAGGAAGGCAACATCCTTTCTGTCGAGACGGACTCCACATCCCCCTACACGCTCATGTGGGACTCGCGTCCATACGTCTGTGAGCCCGGCAAGGACACGATCGTACCGTTCGAGGCCGCAATGGTCGCGCTCGGTGATCCGCGTTCGGCAGGGTCGGTCCAGTCTGTCAAAGACCCGGTATCCGGGAACGTGTACTGGGTTGTGGACCGTGAGACGGAAGTGCGTCGGCTCCAGACCCTCTACGACAATCAGTTCACATCAGCCGGACAGATCGACTATGCGCCGAAGATGGCGGTCACAGACCTCGAAGGCAACCCGGTTCAGATGGTGCTCGATGATCCAACTGGTGATTCGGTCCTCCAAGCCTCATCCACGATCCTCGATCGCGAAGGTCTCATCGCTGAAATCCAGCGGCAACGCTCGATGATTCAGACCCTTGCAGCGTCACAGGGAATCGATCTCGACAACCCGAATCTCGTAGCGCAGGAACCGGAGAAGGATGCGGACGGCATCCCGGTTCCTCCTCCTCCCGAGACCCCTCCCACGAACCCCAACAACGTTCCTGAGGACAAGTAGTGGCTCGATACCTGGCCACCGTCGAATCCGCAGCAGCGATTGTTGCGACGGCACCGTCAGGTGCGACAGCTAATGCGCTGTTCGGCAACCTTGACGCGTCCGCGTCTGCCGGGTACAAGCTCCGTCGTCTCACACTCGGCGTGCGTGCCGGTGCGACCGTCCCTACCTCGCAGCAACTTTCCGTCGCTCTTGTACGCACCACAGCACGCGGTACGGCGACGACGACAACGACCGGCAAAGGAATGGACCCGAACCTGGCCGCGTCCGCAATCACCGGGCTCGACGTGGCATGGTCCGCTGTTCCGACCGCGACATGGACTGCTCCGTACCTCTTCGAGACCTCATTCAACTCGCAGTCCGGTGTGGACCTTCCGTACGAGCTACTGGAAGAACTCATCTGTTCGTTAGGTGTCGCGAATGGTATCGCGATCATCAACGTCGGCAACGCGCTCCCTGCATCGCATCTCTACACCGCAACATTCGAGTGGGAAGAATGAGCGATCCGGTTCCTCCTGTCTCCGATCCTATCCCTGCTCCTGCTACTGTTGATCCTCCTGTTGTTAATCCTGTTGTCCCCACGGAGGAAGGGTCCCAAGTAGACACGCTCGGTGGCGCGATCGGACACAACTACCTTGAGCACGTCCTTGACGACCCCTATCACGGATGGGCCTTCAACGGGATTGCTCGCATCGAACTCAACGGTCAACGAATCTTTGAGTTGATTGATGATGGTACTCCGGTCCAGTACGGGACGCCTCCCGACCTGATATAGCTGGTCGCCTATCATGGCGATCTCTGTCGTACAGGTTGTCTCGAATGCTACGGCATCGGGGACTGGAGTCACGGCAACCATCTCTGCCGCTACAGCCGGTAACCGCCTCATCTGTTTCGGTGCGTTCAACGGTCCTGTAGCCAACCTCGGCGGACCGTCCGGGTTCGCGCAACTCGATGCGATCCAAGCTGGTGCTGTTGGGTCTTCTATCGGGCTGTACGAGAAGCTCGCTGCCGGTGGAGAAACATCAGTCGCAATCACAACTCCTGCCGCGAAGGCATCGCAGATTGTCGTCTATGAAGTTTCTGGCATCACGAAAGGAACGCTTTCTCGTGATGTCGTCATGGACGCGTTCCAAACCTCCGCGGGACTAGTTGCTCTAACACTTGGTCAGTCACCTATTCTCGGTGACGCGGCCGGTGATACTCAGTACGTGAATGAGTTCTCCTGTCAGGCGGTAGCTCTAAACGGAGCCTCGGGTGGAGCGATCGTTAGTATAACTGGTGGGTACACGTCCGACGCGTCACCCGGTACGAACATTCTCTATGCGTCGTCCCAAATCTTCTCGGGACTAACCGCACTCTTCGCGAAGTCTGTTACAACATGGACGACAGGACGAGCGAATCAGACCGGGATCATTGCCTCCTTCCGTGGATCAGATACCGACCCTACTATTGTTCCTGATCGTATCTCATCCAAACGTCTATACGTTCGATATAGCAATCGTAAGCGAATCGTACAACGTATTTATCCTGCCGCGGAAGGTCATCCGCGTAACTTCATGGCGATGCGTTCTCGTCGTCCTCAACTTCGTCGTGCACGACGAGACTTCTTTCAGACATCTAAGTTCCAGACTGTCCCTCCGTCTGACATCATCCACACTCGAATCCGCCCACGCGTCTATCATCTCAGGCGCGGGCTCATCGTTTCGTTTGTCCCGACATCAGCCCCCACGATACCGCCCGGTATCGTTCTTGAACTCATCCGTGCAAGGCAACGTCCTCGGTTCAAATACACGCAGCGACACGGCCTGTTTGTCTACCCGATTCCGCCGCAGACCCCTCCCATCTCCGACCCGATTGTGATAGAACCAATCAGGGGTTTCCTGCTCTCGGACGGCAAGACTTCCGGGCTCCTTGTCACAGATGGTCACACGTTCGGTGTTCTGCTCTCGGACGGTAAGACATTCACCGTTCTAATCACCTAGGAGTCTCATGGCTTCTCCGCTCTCGACGTTCTACATCAAGCAAGGTGACTTGTCGCCGTCGATTAGTGAGTATCTACGGAACGCAGATGGCTCGGCAATCATCCTGACCGGGTGTACGGTCAAGTTCCATATGATGAACTCGGCAGGGGTTGTGAAGGTCAATACTTCGGCAACCATTGACAACCCAACCACCGGACAAGTTCATTACGACTGGTCAGGTTCCGACACGGACACATCAGGTGTGTTCTATCGGGAATGGGAAGTGACTCTTCCGTCCGGCAAGCCGGTCACGACACCGAACTACATCAACTATCCGGTCGAGATAGCGCCTCAGATCGCATGAGGCCGCGTGACCCTCTCCCCACTATCCCTCTCTTCCGAAAGCGGAGGCGTCCATGCCGGTAACAGAATGGGACTTTGGATACCTCCTAACCGCCTCCACTCCCGAACTCCTCACCGAACTCACGCATACCCATTCCGAGATCGCAACCCTTCTCGAATCCATCGCGTACAACCGAACCATCGAGCAGGGTGACCCTCAGATCAAATCAGTACGAATCATCGAAGAGGGTCGTCGTGATGCTTTCATCGAGAAGAAATACCTCATCATCCGACTGATCGAGAATCATGCCTCCCGCACAGACTGACGCGTACCAGTACGTCTCAATCAAAGACTTCTCTCCGGGGATCAGCGACAATCCAGGCTCGAACTATCCTCCGGGTTCCGCGCAGCGCGCTTCGACATTCCGGTGTATCGCGAATCGGAGCGGGGCTCTCATCCCGCTTCCGCTCCGCACGGTCCCATTCTCGATGCCGGTCGATCAGGCGTCACCGGTCGGAGGGGTCTACGGTCTTGTCGGGCTCTACGTCCCACCGATCCCGCTTCTCCCCACAGTCCTCGCGTTCAACCCGAATCTCTTCCCTGAGCACGAACTGTTCGTCGGGAACGAATGGCTCGACGGGGCGCTCCGCCACAACAAGCTCCGTCGTGTCCGGCGCTACGAGACTCCCGGCACTGCCATGGACACAATCAAGAACGTGAACACGGCCGATGTGTCCGCATCTCTCACCCCCAACGGGATGGGGTTCGGTTCGACACGATCTAACCGTACTGTTCCGGTCCAACCCGGTGTTCCGGTCACGGTCGCGATGTGGGTGTTCGGTTCGACATTCAACTATCTCACCGAGTTCCCCGACGATCAAGCCCCCACTGTCAACACCCCGTTCGACATCTTCTCGAACTCGGTGTTCCTGCTCGGGATCGCGTGCCATCAAGGCCGTACCGTTGC